GTGCGGCTGGAACAGGTAACGGCTCAGCAAACACAGGTGGTGGTGGACAGGGCAAAGCATCGACTCTTAGTCAAGATGGCGCATCGGGCTATTCAGGCATAGCGTATGTGAGGTTCAAGTCGTGATTAGTTATCTTGCTGGTATGCCACGATCAGGTTCGACACTGTTGGCGAGCCTGTTGAACCAGAATCCTGATGTGTTCGTTTCGTCATCATCGCCACTTTGCAACACGCTGTATCACAGCGAACGCTTGTGGTCTGAGCAGGTCGCATTGGAAGCAAACCCAAATCCTGTTGGTGTGAATACCGTGTTGCGTTCTATCATTCCTGCCTTCTATGCGAACCGCAACGAGTCTCTCATTGTTGATAAAGCGTTCACTTGGGGTACGCCAGACAACCTTGCGAACCTTGTTCGATTTGCGCCAAACGAACCGAAGTTTATTGTGATGGATAGAGACAGAAGCGAAGTTCGTGCTTCGTTGGAACGCCTGATGGCGAATAATCCTTCGGCTCGTTTGTCGTCGCCAGATCAGATGTTGCGTCGTTGTGAAGCGTCATTCAATAACTTGACCAAGGCGATGCCAGAAAACTGCGTGGTTGTTCACTATGACGAACTCGTGTCTGATACCGCAACAGTGTTGCACCGCATCTATTCGTTTTTTGGTATGCCCGACTATGAGCATCAACTGACCGACATTCGCAATAGTTCTAGTGACGATGATGGGGTGTGGGGTGTTTCGCAGATGCACGAAGTGCGACCAGAAATAAGGAAGTTGGCTTATGTCTGAAACATTGTTTGCCAAAGTTGAGAACGGTATTGTCACCGATGTTCGTGTTGTGACTTGGGATTTTTTGACAGCAAACCCCGAACGCTACGGTGATTCATCTTTGTGGATAGAAACATTCCACGACAACTCTCGTCGTGGCAAATACGCTGGTATCGGTGACACTTATGATGCGGTGAACGATGTATTCGTCGCACCAGTGATCGAAGAGACTATTTAAATAATTTAATTTAATATTCTATTGTTTGCTGGCATAAATTTTTTTGTTGTGCTATAATTGACTGTATGCCAGTAGAACAAACTCAAACTCAAATAACAATCCCTAAAGAAAAAATTCAGCAATGGAATGTTTTCTTTGCACTGCCCTGTTATGATTCTCATGTAACAGAGCCTTTCATGATGTCCTTGTTGCAGGCCCTTATGTACTACAAGGATATTGGACTTAAGTACTCTGTATGCACGATATCTGATTCTTTGATCAACCGCGCAAGGAATAATCTTGTGGCCAAGTTTATGGGCAATCCAGATTTTACTCATATGATGTTTATTGACGTAGACCTTCAGTTTGACAAACAGTCAATACTAAAACTACTTTGGCATGAAAAAGATGTTGTTACAGCTTCTTATCCAATTAAAGAAATTAACTGGGATAAAGTAAAAGAAGGCGCAGAAAAAGATCTAGACGCTAAAAAACTTATGGAATATGGCTCTAGATATGTGGTTCATCTAACTAAACCTGGTGAAACAAAGTTGAATATTGAAAAAGGCGCCATAGAGTGTTATGAAGCTGGAACTGGCTTCATGCTAATTAAGCGTGAGGTTATTGAAAAAATGATGAAGAAATACAAGAAATTAAAATATAAAGATGATACTTCGGCTCTTAGCGAAAAAGAAGTAGACTATGGTTATGCGTTGTTTAATTCCTATGTAGATGATGATGGCAGATTCCTTTCTGAAGACTACGGATTCTGCCGCTACTGGCAAAAGATGGGTGGCAAGGTTTGGGTTGATCCAAGCATAAATCTGACTCACTTTGGCCGCATTAGATATACCGGCAAAATGATGGAATATTTAGGTAGAATAACACAATGATTTTACTTAAATCCTATTACTATAATTCTGGAACCATTTTAATATATTCTATATAAGGAGAATTATGGCTCGTCTTAGATTTGAATCAGCACCAGAAGTTACAGTCAACGATGAAGCAGTGGTCATAAAAGCAGCTGCTAACGCAACTGCACCACTTTTAGAGTTTAAAGACTCAAGTGGAACGGTAATGGCAAACATAACAGCAACTGGCGCTCTACGAGTTCTATCAATAGAAACTACTCAGCAACGGCCAAACTTCAGCTGATTTTGCAACAAGGGGATATGTTGATAACGTTGCAACTGGAATTAAAACAAGAGCGGCTGTTAAAGCAGCAACAACATCTAATTTAGATGCAACCTATAACAATGGAACTAGTGGAGTTGGCGCAACCTTAACTGCAAATTCAAATGAAGCTTTTCCAACAGTAGATGGAATTAGTAGTTGGTCGCAAAATCAAGCGGTCTTGGTTAAGAATCAGACAAACGCAGCGCACAATGGTAGATATACACTAACAACAGTGGGAGATGGCTCTACCCCATGGGTTTTGACAAGAAGTACACTAGAAGATGATGCCAATGAAATACCTGGATCATTTGTTTTTGTTAACGATGGGACGACAAATGAGGCAAGAGGATTTGTTCTTTCAGTGGCCAATCCAGCTACGTTTACTGTGGGAACTGACGATATTACTGTAACTCAGTTTTCCCAGGCTCAAGCATACATAGCCGGTGCAGGATTAGTTTTAAATGGATCAACATTTGATGTTGCAACAGCTAGTTCTTCCAGGATAGTTGTAAATGAAAATAATATCGACCTTGCTAGCGTCAATACGACTTCTTCAAATTCGGCTACTAGTAACGTTACAATAATTTCAAGTATAACAACTGACTCTTATGGGCGTGTAACAAATATTGAAAACGCTCAAGGAATCGATGGTTATTATTTGAAATCTAATACCTCGACTACTACAGGATTAGAGTGGGCTGCAATACCGCCCGTAAGCGCATTGGATGACATTGGTGATGTCACTATCACTTCAGCATCTTCTGGACAGTTCCTTAAGTGGAATGGCTCTGCTTGGGTCAATGATTCAATCCCAATAATAAACGCACTGAACGATGTTGGTGATGTAACCATTACCAGCGTAGCTGAAAATCAGCTTCTTCAGTACAATGGTTCAGCTTGGGTAAATACATCTGATCCAACAGTTGGAGGAAACCTTACAATTTCTGGAAACCTTATAGTTTCTGGCACAACCACAACAGTAAACTCTGAAACATTAACAATTAACGATAATATAATTGTTCTTAACAACAACGAAGCCGGAACACCATCAGAAAACGCCGGAATCGAAGTTCAGCGTGGTACATCAACAAACGTTCTCCTAAGATGGAATGAAGCTAATGATTGTTGGGAGTTCACCAACGATGGAGCAACCTATCAGAGAATAGTCGGGGATACCATAACAAATGCCCAGTCTGCTAGCTATACATTGGCATTAGCTGATAGGTCTAAGATGATTGAAATGAGCGTTGCGTCAGGTAACACCCTTACAGTACCGCCAAATAGCTCAGTTGCCTACCCAGTTGGTACAACAATAACGGTTCTTCAAACTGGAGCAGGTCAAACCACGATAACCCCAGGATCCGGCGTAACAATCAATGCTACTCCAGGCCTAAAGTTGCGTGCACAGTGGTCATCTGCTACTCTTATAAAGAGAGCTACCGATACATGGGTAGCACTAGGAGACTTGGCAGCATAATATGGCAGCAAATAAGACACCAGAGCCTGGTAAAGGTAGTAAAAGAAAAGCTGCTAAGCCAACAATAGCTGCACGGAACAGCTAAGGCTACAGCAAATACAACAATTACCAATGCCGGTTTTACTGTCGGTAATGTAACCGCAGAAGGTACAGGTACTCCTGCTGATTTAGACAAAGTCAAGAACGCTGTCACCGACAGCAGTATTGCTCCATTGGGCAGTCAAATAAACTACACGATTCATAGTCCATTTTTTCCACCGTACTTTCCACCGTACTTTCCACCCTTTTTCCCTCCATACTTTCCTCCAGATTGCTGTTGGTGCGTAGCGTGTCACGACAAGGGCGGATGTATAAACAGTGGTCAATGCGCTGGATAATTATATATAATTTTATTTAAATATAAGGAGAATAAATGTCTACTAGATCATTTGCATATATTGTAGATGGAGAAGTGTTTCTTATCAACGATTTTTGGACAGGACAACAAAGAATGGCAGAAATTTCAGAAGCTCTTGCGTCAAATCCTCAGATAGTTAATTGCACTAATGATCCCAATGCAGATATCATTGGCAATAATTGGACCTGGGATGGAACTAACTTCCATCCCCCTGTTGAATAGGAGATAAAATGGCTGCATTAACTGATAAAGTTAAGTTTGCGATTATTGTGAATGGAGTAGTTAAAGGTTGGTATTCTTTTAGTCCAAACTTAGAGTTAGAAATAGCTGGAATGTCAAGTGACCCTATCACCGTTGAAATAACAAACCTTGAACAAAAGCCATCAGTCGGTTGGACCTGGGATGGAACTAGCTTTCATCCTCCCGCTGAATAATCAGTTTATCTCAGTAACTGTATAAAAAGATGGAGTTGTATATCTTTCTCCACTAGTTACCATCTTAACGCCATGAAGATAATTTATGTCGCCAGGATGGGCTACAGCTAATCCTGGTTCTGGCCTAACAATCTTATCATGCTGTGGATAATATAATTCTCCACCTTCAAATTCATCATTATAATAAAACAATGAATTTATATCATATGTTGGAAAAGGATTTGGAGATCCATCATTTAACTGTTTATCTGCATGAGGCTTTTGCTCTAAGCCGGCAAACCATCTTATTATCACCGGTGGCCTAGATAATAGCTTGACTTTAAATTCATCTTCTAAAAAATAATTCATTTTTTTTATATATTTATATATTAAATTATAAATATCTAAATTTATTCTAAACAAAATATCATGACTACACTGCCTATTAGACCAGTAAGATGCGTCATAAAGGCAAACACCGTCGTCTGAATACTCATTTTTTCCAGCATCCATCCATTCGTTTATAGTTGGAAGAAAGTTTTGTATAATTTTAAGATCTTCTAAATCAATAAAATTTTTTATAATCTTTATATTATTAATAGAATTTCCAAAATAACCAGGAGTTATCAAAGATTTTTCCATATTTACTTAGTTTCCTTTAATGACCAAAAATTTGAAGACATATATCTTACTCCAAAAGTAACTTTTTCTACTCTATGAGAATATAGTTCTCCAGAAGGAAAAAGAATCATTGTATTTGGTTCTGGTTTGATTTTTATATTTAATTTAGTAAAATGCAATATTCCACCTTCAAAGTCTGAGTTAAGATAAAAGATAGTGCTATAGTCTCTAGTGGGATTTCCTGAGGGTGTTCCAAAAGATTTATCCCTAGAATCGTAGTGACTATGGAGACCTTCTCCTGGATAATAAACGGTTACACCAAAACCATGCTCTTTTAAAACGGTTATGCCGTATAATTCATACAAAACGTCTTCAATTTTTTGTAAATAATCTTCTTCTATAATTCTTCTATTCTGCTCAGTAAAAGTTAACGTAATACTGTTTTTTGGTAAAGAAACTATTTCTCCAGTAAATTCGTCTGGCATAGTAGCCATATCATAATTATCATATCCGGATAGAACATACAGTTCTAGCCATTGGTGAAGATAAAACATTATTATAAATAATATAAAATTTTTCTTTTGGAAGAAAATTATTTATTTTATAAAGGCCATTTACAATTTTGATGGGCTCTATATGATGTTGATTTAAAGCTTCCATGGTGATATAGTATACCATATAGTTTTTAATTCGTAAATTAAAATTGAGGCAGAATGAAGTTTCATTATGTAAGTGATCCCAAATTGGGAATTTTTTTATATAAAAACGCAATTGAAAGAAGTCTTAATATCCCAGAAAGACTAGAAGAAACAATAGGAAATAATAATCACGGATTATTCAAGTGGTCTGAAGCTGTTGTTGGTTACAATGTGAAAATGCCAGAATACAGAGACTGTGTAGACCTAAAAGTTAGTCCAATGCATTGGAGCCACCTTACTCCAGAATTCGAAGAAATTAAAAAATGCTATGAAGATGTTGAGATTAGATTAAAAAATTGTCTGACTCATTATGAGTCAATTTATAATTTTAAAATGAACTTTATGGAAGCAATAAACTTTGTTAGATATAAACCAGGCCAACACTTCCAAGTGCACACCGACCATGGATTTTCTTATGTATGTACAGTTTCATCGGTAATGTACCTAAATGACGAATATGAAGGTGGAGAACTATGGTTTCCATACTTGGATATTACCCTCAAGCCAGAAGCAGGAGATCTGATACTTTTTCCGTCCACATATATATATGCTCACGCATCACTAAAGGTTAAAAGCGGAGTTAAATATTCAGCTGTTACTATGTTTGATTATAACGACAGCAGCCACAAGCAGAGTCATTCAAAGTAGTTTATATGACTAAGATTAGTTTAATAAAAACTCATCCAAATCCGCCTCTAATAAAACAGTCAAGAATAAAAAGAGATTGGATGGACCAAACGTACAACAAACACGCGTACCAGTGCCTTCCTCTTAGCGTCGCAAACGTAAGTGGATGGGAACTCATTTTGGAGCAAGATGTGGTTGTTCAGTGGGACGGTGGAAATACAGTACCCAAAGTATTAAAAGGAGAAACTTATAATAATAGACAGCTTACACAGCCAAGCATTATTGGGATAATGTCATTTACGGTTGGATGGGCCTTCCATACAGAAGAAGGTTACAGTACATGGATAAGCGGATCGCCAAACTATTTTGTTGACGGCGCAGTTCCATTGAGTGCGTCAATTCCAAGCTATTGGTGGCCCGATGAGTTTAACATGAATTGGAAAATTACAAAAATTGGTGAACCAGTAATATTTCCAGCGGGGATGCCGTTTATGTTTTTTAATATCTATCCAAATAGCCTTTTAGAAGAAGTGGAATTTGAAACAAAAAATATTTGGGACGACAAAGATTTAATGAATCAAAGAATGAGTTACGGAAATGCAAAAATGAAAAAAAACAAAGAAGAACCTTGGACCTGGATGAAAGGAATAAAAACTGGCTTAAATGAAAAAGGAGAAAGAATTGGACCAACCTTTGAAGGACTTTCCAAATTAAAGGAACCAGTTTATGAATAAGCTAATGATTGGATCATGGTCTATAAAAACATATTCTCCACTTGGAGTTGACAATTATAAATTGTTTATTTCAGAAAACTTTTCTGCGCACATATCAGAACCTAGAGGAGGAATAACTTTTGATGACATTATTATTGAGAATAATAATTTTGAATTAAGAGGAAAAACAGATATACCATTAGAAGCATCAGTTGTTATGACGGGCAAGATTCAAGGCAGTAATATTGATGGGGTTGTCAAAATAGGCGAATATTGCAGCGTAGTTTTTGGCGGATTAAAAAATGAATAACGTATATGACATTTTAATAAAATCAATAAATCAACAAGAAAATCTTCTTGCCCAATTTAAAGGAAAACTAACTCTAATAGTTAATATATCAAGTAAGTGCGGATATAAACCCAGATGTAGTCCATTATGGTCTTACGCTAGAACGAGCAGGCATTTATGGGAGCTTCAGCAAATTCATAATGAGTTTAAGGAAAGTGGTTTTTCAGTTATAGGAATTCCTTGTAATCAATTTGGAAAAATGGAGCCTTCATCTAATGAGCAAATTTACGAGTTTATTAAAAAAAACTATCAGTATGTTAATTTTCCAATATCAGAAAAAATTGATGTTAATGGATCAAATGAGCATGAGCTTTTTTCTTTCTTAAAAGGAAAAGAAAGAAGAAGATACTCAGACACAAAAGCTGATGGAACCGCAAAAGCCGCAGAAGGTCAAAATTTAGCGGGTCAAGCAATGAATAGAATACCTCATAATTATGAAAAGTTCTTAGTTGGAAGAGATGGTCAAGTTATAATGAGGTTTAATTGGCGCGACATGCCCCTAGATAAAGAGCCTGTAATTATGGGATCTAATTTTACTATAAAAGAATTAATTATTGAATCGTTAGGTTAAATATGTCTTCAAATTATATAAACTATGGTATGGGAATAGTTTGTTTTCCAAATTCAATTAAGGTTGATCAAGATTTAATAATTCCATATTTATCCGCTTTAAAACAAAAAGCAATTCGAGAAGATTATACTATTGTCGAAGAAGATAATGGCATACCGTACGCTGTAAACAGAAGTGGACATAAATACAATATAAGAGATATTGAAATTTCAGCAAGTCATATAATGAATTTTATTAATGAACAAAGTCCTAAAGAACTAGCAATTTTTTTTGCAAACTGTGAAAAAGTAATGTATCAAAAATTATTAGAGTATATAGAATTATTTCCAATGATATTAAGAAATATATGGTGGAAAACTTTGGGGCATGTACTCGCATATAGTCCAGGTAGCGATATGGGAATCCATAACGACAATGATGTAAATTATCAATTTAAAGAAGAGCCAGATCTACAGCTAGCAACTAGAAATGTTGTTGGTTCAATAATTTATCTAAATTCTTCAGTTTCGACTAAAGAAGATATAAAAAAATACGAATACAATAATGGAGAAATATATTTCCCTTACGCAGATGTAAAATATACTCCTAAATCTGGAGATCTACTAATGTTTCCATCAAATTATCTAGGAACACACCAGATACAAAAGTGCATCAATGGCCATAGGTATGCCTACATAGGATATTTTGCTCAGGGCTCTTCTCATCCAGAGAGAGGAATTAATATAATTGAAGAAGAACTTCCTGCTGGAAGTCAAGGTCAAATTTGGATGAAAAATTTAAGAGAAGATTATTTAAATTATATAATAAAAAAATATGATATCTCTAATTCCAATCAAAAGTTTTTTGACCCAAAAATACAAGAACTATTAAAACCAACTGAGTTAAGACTTAGTAGTTCTGGTACAAGAAAAAATCTTCCAAACAAGATTGATTATGACCAAAAATAATAATGTAGCTCCCAAAAATCTTGGTGGCGGAGTAATTTTGTTTGAATCAGCTTTAGAATTAGACTGGGATTATGTGTTGGATTTTGCTAAAAAATCCATAAATAAAGAAAAAAAAGAAATGTATAAATTGTCTATCAATCCAGAAACAAATGAAGAATGCTACGTGAATAAAAGTGGCTATTTTTTCCCCAAGGAATCCGTAGATCTAATGCCCGGTAGGGGTTCGGCAATACATACC